CTCGTGCACAGATCAATGCAATTGCTAACCCACAGATGCCAGAAGTTGGCGAGCGTTACTTAGGTACGATCGTAAAACTTGCAACATTTGGTGCCTTCGTATCATTGATGCCAGGCAAAGATGGTTTGCTACACGTATCGCAGATTCGCAAGATGCATGGCGGAAAGCGCATCGAAAACCTTGAAGAAGTTATGAAGGTTGGCGACAAGATTCAAGTTGAGATCGGTGAGATTGACCCTAAGGGCAAGCTTTCATTGGTTCCAGTAGGTGAAGAGTTTTTGAAGGCAGTAACACCAATTGCTGAATTTGTTTCAAACATATTAGATAGATTTAATAATCTTGGAGATGGAACAAAGAAAGCAATAGTTATTGCAACAACAGCTATTGCTGGTCTAGGACCAATCTTATTAATGACATTCGGTTTGCTTGCAAACGGTGTTGCAAATATAATTAAGGGCTTTACAGCAATGAAGACCCTCTTTAATAAAACTGGTCAGTCATCTGCAACTCTTGGCACTGAAGTTAAGTACATGACTCTTGAACAAAGAAATGCAGCAGCAGTAGCAGCATCTCTTGATCAAATTCATAGAAATCTTGCACAAACATTTACAGCGGAAGCAGCATCAGTAGACAAGCTAACTGGAGCATACACTAGAGCAATTGCAGCGCAAAGAAACTTTATGCCAACAGCCATTCCTATAGGCCGTGGCCCAATCAAGAAGAGAGCAAAGGGTAAGCCTGCGGTAGTTGGCGGTACAGGAAATCAAGATTCAGAACTAGCATTACTAATGCCAGGAGAAACAGTAATTCCAACCAAGATGAGCAAGAAGTACGCTGGTCTTATTAATGGAATGATTGCTGACAATATACCTGGATATGCAGAAGGTTTGGGATCTAGGTTTGTTACAAATACCTCTACATCTGCAGTAGCATCTCACTTTGATGTTACAGCACCAAGCGAACTTGCAAGAACAATTAGATTAGTTGGAGATGAACTAAAGGGATTTTCAACAACAGTACTTAAGCTTACAAATAAAGTAGATGGCGAAGGATATGATTTAGTAAAGAGCCAAGAAGAGTTGGTTGGTGCAGTACAAGATGATAATGCTGTACTAGCTGGGGGAAGATCCTTTGGTGGTACAACAACTCTTGGCACAGGTTCAAGAAATACAATGTTTAATGCAATTGGTGTTAAGGGAGAGCCTTTTACACTAGATGCTTTGGCCGAAGCAGGGGATCAAGCAGCTGTAGCTTTGAGAGAAAATAAAGTTTCAACACAAAAGCATACAGTAGAACTTGAGCAGTTAGCTAAAGAAGGTGCAACTGCAAGAGCTTTACTACAAGACTCAAACGGCGCAACTAAATCAAGAATTGACTATATGAGAGCAAATGCTAAGCAAGCAATTACTGAAGGATTGCTGGCAGATGCTAGAATTAAAATTGACGGTAAGAGAATTACTGTAGAGCAAGCAGGCATGATTGCTGATGAAAGACTTTCAAAAGTAGACACTGAATTAGCAAAACTTAAGCAGTCTGGAATAACAACAGAAAAGCAAATATTAGAAGCAAAGCGTAAATATTTAGCAGCTATGATAAAGTCAGGAACTGGTGAGTTTGTTGTTGCACCTGCAGGAACAGGCGGAGGAGTTGCTAGAGACACTGCCACTGGAAGACCAAGAAGCTCAAATAAAGTTAGCTTCTTAAATCAAAAAGCAGGAGAAAGACAGGCAGCTTACGGTGGACGTGGCGCTGTTCAGATATCAGCTTTGGTAGCAAAAGACTTTGCTCTTAAAGGAAAAAGTTTAGTTGAATCAGCTACATCTGCACTTATTAGTGGTGCAAGATCAGCTCTTCGTATTTCATCTCCATCCAAAGAGATGAGTGATGCAGGAGCAAATGCAGGAAAAAGTTTAGCAGATGGTGTAAAGTCTAAAAAGAAAGATGCTAACAAAGCAGGACAAGTCCTTGGAAATGCTGTTGTTTCTGGAACAAAATCTGGAAAAGCATCTAGAGCACAGGGTCCTGCTGGAATTGGTCCAAATGCACCAGCTGGAACAGTATTCCTTCCAATGACAACTCCTGAAAAACAATCTAGAATGTCAAAGGCTAAGGGTGCAGCAGCAAATGTTGGATCTAAGTTTGCAGGACGTGGAGCAGCAGTTGGCATGGCAGGAAACTCTGCATTGATAGCAGCAGCATTCTTACCTGGCAAAATGGGAGAGCTTGCACAAAAGATTATGCCAGCGGTATTTGGATTCCAAGCACTAAAGATGGTGCTAGGTCTTCTACCAGGACCATTTAAGTTAGTAGCTTTAGGGTTAGCAGCAACAGTGGGTATAGTTAAACTTCTTAATGCAGCAAAAGAGCGTGAGCGTGTTGCTGTTGAAGGTCTTGGAGACGCAGCAACAGTATCTGAAAAGAAGTTAAAAACACTTGGAGACTTCTTTGGCGTAGTTCCTACTAAGATTGATTTTCTTTCTAGAGATAATGCAACGACAACGGGATCCAATTCACAGGAGCAGTCTGCAATTGATTCACTTCAAACAAATGAAGCATTCCAAAAAGACTTTAAGAAAGACATTGAGTCATTAAGAAAGGGAACTAGTGAGCAAGCTAAGCTAGTATTTGACTCTATTGCTATTCAGCTTCGTGGTTCTGGATTTGCTAAAGAGCAAATAGATTTAATTATAAAGGCTTTGCAAGAAGAGTCTGGTAAAACAGACTTTAAGTTTGATTTTGCTAACATTGATCTATCAACAGATAAAGGAATTTTAAATTTTGATAAAAATTTCACAGCTATACTTAAAGATATAGATGCTGGAATTAGTCAGATATTTGTTAGCTCTCAAAGAGGAGCTAATGGGGTTATTACTCAGTATGCAGAAGGAGCTAAGCAAAATATTAAGCTAGCTGCTGATGCTGCTAATGGATTTATAAATGGATTAAGAGCACAGCTAGAAAATGGAACAATCTCTGCAGAACAATTTGCTCAGGGATTTGCAAGAATTAGTTCTGCTATTGCAACAATGCCAAAACCAGAACAGACTATTTTATTAAATGAAATGATGAAGGTCCTTCCAAAGAACTTGCAAAAAGCTGCACAAGGAATAACTGGAACAGGTAACAAGTTAGCTATTATGGAAGCCCAAGCCCTAGGATTAACTGGTGCACTATCTGGAGCAATTGAGGCCATGCTTATACTTCAAAATACAACAGTTGCAGGTCCAGATGATGCTATAAGAGTTTATAATGCTGAAAAGGTTATAAAGAGCTTTAATGCTGCAAGAGATGCAGCAAGAAAAGCACTTGGAAAGCTGACAAGTAGCAGTGGAGGAGCAAATGTAAAAGATTATCAAAGCCCAGATGATGGAACAGGCAAGGGCAAAGATAAACTAACTGCTGAAGAACAATACATTAAGCTGCTAGAAAAAGAGATTAATAAACTAGAAGCTAAGCGTGATGCACAAAAAGCAGCAAACGAAGAGGTTCAAAGACAGATTGATTTACAGATGAAGCTTCAAGATCTGGCTAGTCAGGCAGTACAAGCTAAAATTTCTGGAAACTACATAGAGGCAGCAATGCTTGGTCAACAGTCAAGAAATGTACAAATGGAATTTAATAAAGAGACAGAGTTAAGAAAAAAGGATGCTGAAATTGATGCTCTAAGAGCAAGAGTAACTGAGATTAAAGATGGGTCTAAGCTAACTAGCGTTGAGAAGGCAAAACTGCCTAAGAAGGCCAATGGTGGCCTTATCAAGGGCCCTGGAACAGGACGATCTGACTCCATTAGAGCAACACTTGGATATGCAGGTGGAGGATCAATTCGTGTATCAAATGGAGAGTTTGTTGTAAAGGCATCATCTGTTAAGGACTATGGAGTTGCTGCAATGAATGCGGTAAATAATGGAACTGCAGACATTAGCACAAATTCTGGCGGTACAGTGTATAATATAAATATGCCTATTACAAGTAACAATGCAAGCCCAGAGGGTGTTGCAAACGAAGTTATGAGACGACTAAAGGTTGAGATTAACAAGAATAATAAGTCTAACAAGGTTAGCATCTAATGGCATATACAATTGGTGCAGGAATACAGGTTTCTTTGACTGGTGCAGATAATAGCTGGCAAAGCATTACAGACCATAATAGAGAGCCTATTCAGATTTCAACAGAACTAATTGAGTCTCAGTCACGCATGGCTAATGGAACAATGAGAAAATATGTTGTTGCCAAGAAAAGAAAAATATCAGTATCATGGAAATATGTACCATCAAAAACTTCTGAATCTGCTGACGGTTTTAATGCAGCTGCTTGGCTTGAATCTTTTTATCAATCAAATGCAGGAGTACCAATATACATAAAGGTTGTAGCGTCAGAACTTGCTACAGATTCTTCTGCAGGATCGCTACCATCTGGAACATTTACCACAGCACAAACAGCGCTTAATAGTGGATCAACTGAAACTGGAGCAAAAAGATACACTGTTTTTATGACTGATTTTTCTAAAACAATAATTAACAGAACAAACCTTTCAGACTATGTTGATATGAGTATTGAGTTTACGGAGATATAATGCTCAGTAGCGAACTCTCATCAGTATTTACAGGATCAAACTCAATAACATTAGTACCAGTAGTTTCTGCTGAATGGAATCATAACTTATTTAATCAGCCATATATTACCACTGCTGGAACAGGCACAAAGATATCTCCAACATCTGGAACTGATACAAATGCCACAACAGCAGAATCAAAAGAAAACTTTACAACCAAAAAATTTACAATGTCAGGCGGTACTGGATCAGTTTCGTATACATTCTCTGGATTGTCTGGAAAAGCATATAAAATAGTAACTTATGTAAAAACAAACAGAGCAACTCCAGTTATGGTTACAGCATCTGCAAAAGGATCAGATACTCAGTACGGTACAGAAAATATAGATGTTGATTCACTTGGCTGGACAAAGGCTGTTACATACATAGGATCTTCTGGAAGCCTAGATACAATATCTTCTTTTGTTTATAAAATAACAGCCAACACAATTAGCGGTGCTGATGCAGATGATCTCACTGCAACAGTTCGCTATACGTTGCCAGAAGTATATGAGACAACAGCGTTTGATTTTTACAATCATTCTTTATTTCCAACCGAAAGTGCATTTACATACTTCAGACCAGGAGAATCATATGTTTCGTCTGGAGACTCAAAGTATTCTTTTCCATCTAACTATAGAAGAATAGCTTCTAAACTTTTAAGCACTGAGTCTTCAACTGGAGGATTTTTTGGAAACAAGTATTCTCCAGTAAGTTGTATACTACAAAACCCAAAGTTTTTTCTTGCAGCATCAACAATACCAAACATAAAGACAGCGCTACCGTCTGACATCGCACCATATAAATACTTTGTTTCGGACTCAAACTCAAGAAGCATCACTGCTGTATATGAAAAAATAATTCCTACAAATAAAATTGTTTTAAAGTTTAATACATTAATGACTGTTCCAACGGTGAGCATCTCTATAACTGCTGTTGTCAATGGAACTGAGTCAACAAGTTCTCAGTCAGTAGTTGTTGGTAGTAGCGGAGTTGTAGTTTTATATTGGACAGGATCTGCTTGGAGTACAAGTAAATGGTCAGTTATGCCAAAGTTTGATTCAGCTGGGGCATTGTCTATTTCAACAAATTTAAAAAAGATTACGGTAACTCAAACATCAAGCCAAGCAAATTCTGCACTTTCTGGAATAACTGGAGTATCAAATGCCAACTCTAATATATCTTTAGATCTAAAAAGAATGCACTTAATAGAAGTTTCTCCAAGACTTGAAATAGACCTTTCAGATTTTGTACAAAATATAAGCATAGATAAGTCTTTAGATGCTGGAGGAACTGCTCTTCCAATTTCTTCAATTAATACAAATGATGCAAGAATTAGCCTGTCAGGTATACCAGCAATGAGTGGATCAACACTGGTTCCCATTTTTTCTAGTCAAAGCAATCAAGCATCTAGTATATTAGCAAATATTTTAAGAAAAAATATTAAGTTTTACGTTAACTTTAACCTTATTGATTATGCATCACCTGGCAGCGTAACAACATCAGGCACATACATTCCAGGGGGTATATTCTATTCAGATACTTGGGAAGAAAATGATATTAGCGACATAAGCGTTCAGTGCTTTGATATTTCACGGTATTTGCAGTCAACACCAGTACCAGACTATGTAGCAAGTCTAAAGACTGTATTTGAAGTAATAACAAACATATTAGATCTTGCTGGTTTTACAGACTATGACTATGACTCTTTATATAGAATATGTAATAATAAGTCAGCACCATTAGACCTATCCTATTACTACTGTAACTCAAAGGATACAACAGTTTTAGATGCTTTAAGCCAAATCTTTGTTGCATATCAAATAGGCGCATATATTGATGAGTATGGAATTATGAAGTTTTTAAGTTTGCAGGATATCCTGTCTTCAACAACAACATCACTCAGTATCTCAGACTCAAATATTTTAGAAGGTGGATTTTCAATATCCAATAACGCTAAGCCAGGAAAAATATCCCTAAGATATCAGACACCTAAAATTAAACAATCGCCATCGCTACAAAATGTTACAAACCTAGAAATTAAAAACTCTCCATCATTTATTTATACAACTTCAAATGATGTGGTGTGGCAGCAGCAGACCTTGGATTCTGTTGGATTTAACTATCTTAATGCGGACATGTCAGAAGATACAAACGTGTTTCAGATCAACAATAACGACTTGTTAGATATTTTTCACACGTTCAACATGAATAATGAGGGCTATGCAGCTATTGAAAATGAGATTGTTTCTTTTGTTTACAAAGAGTACGAAATTACAAACATGAGCTCCAATCTTTCAGAAAAGGTTTCGGTAAAAAATAACCTTGAGCTATCTTCAGAAATCAATAGGTTTGTTAAGCAGTACGGTGTTGGTCTAAATCAAAAGTCTGCAATAGTTACTGATGCAGAAGGAGATGGAGTAATAAACACATACTATGCAGAAAATGATTTTGCTGTTGGTGATAGGGTTAACATTAGCGGTATGGTTCCAACTCAGTTTAATTTATCTGGAACAGTGCTTGATGCAGATGCAACTAGCTTTTTAATACTTACTACATCTCACTCTCTTGACCCAGTAACTAAGTCAGGTTCTGCATTTACTGCCTCTACATCAGACATTTTAATAACACCAACTGGAAAAATAACAAACGTAAAACGTGGAATGTTTGGTACTGCCCCAGCAGAACATGCTAGAATAGATTCGTTAGCAAGCAAAAGCCTTTCCGAAAAATCTATAAATTATTATTACACTGATGTGTCAGCATCTAATGATGCTTCTATAATTAACAGTAAAACAAGTAATGGTGAAATAACTGATAGCTTGCCAAGCATTGATAAAATTAGAGTTGAAACATTTGGAACTAATAAGACCTTAATATATCCAACAGATGCGCTTGATATAGGATATCAAACATATTCTGTTAAGTTTGACATGCCAGATCAAGCTGTAACAACAGCAGGTTTATTTTTTAATATGAAGGATGAAGAATCAACTGACTGGGCATACTTTGTTGAACTGATTAAGTACAATGTTTTAGTACCAGGAACCGTTACCTTATATGATCCACCAAGATATAGGTATGCCCTTACAATTCGTACTGATGGATATATAGTTGCTTGGTCTGATGTAACTGGAGAATGTCAGAGCATAACAAATAATTTTGCTAAAATAATTAATAAAACCAAGGTTGATAATAAATATCAGTACGACTATGTAACTGATAACGCATTTAACCTAAAGGTTGTTAGATATATTTCTGACGGATCAGACGGTGAAGACGGAACAGCAGAAATAAGCAAGAATATTCTTTCTGTCTTTTTAAATAATGTTGAGATTAGTAGCTGGCAAGTTCCTGGAGACCCATCAGACCCTGATACAGGTGCAACAGGATATAAGCCAACAAGCATTAATCCATTAACTGGAATGAGAAGAAAACCATCTGTAGCAAATGACATGGTTCTTGACACAAAGTTTGGATTTGTATCATCTTCAGCTCCTAATGCAATAGATGGTTTAGAGCCACCACTACAGTTCCCACCCTCTGATTCAAATCATGCATCATCTTTAAGAGAAATACATGCAACCAAGAAGCCTTTAAAGGAAAGAAGTGTAAGTTATTTTTACCAAGACAGAGAATTTTTAAATGGTTTAATACAAAACCAAAGCCTAGCCAACTTGTCTCCAAGTTATATTATGCAGACAACACCAGAAATTTCAGGAATCAATGTGTATGATGTTCAATATACAACTCCAGCTGCAGTGTCTGTTGATGTTTTGCCAATTGAATATATGTGGTACTACTTCCCAGGAAATGAACCAGAAGATCAAAAAAATTATCAAAAGAAGATTATTGATGAATACTCTTTGGCATACTCAACTCCTATCAATACTGGGTTTAGAGCAAAGATAGCAGTAGCCAACAATTCTCCTCATATGGTTTTCTTACGCAAAGAATCTGATGAGATTAATCAATTCACTATTAACTTTAACTTGTGGACACATGAAGTTGTGGCTCCATCAGATCCAGAGATTATTGAAAAGGTTGTTGACCAATCCAACATGTCAGAAGTTCTTCAGTTAGACTCTGAGTGGATTCAATCAAAAGAGGCAGCATATAAAATGCTCAAGATTGTTGAGATGGGTCTGGATGGATTTTCAAAAACGGTAACTTTAAATATCTTCGGCAACCCACTAATTCAAGTAGGAGACATAGTGGGACTAACCTACTCACTAAATGGTATTAGCAGCCAAAGATACATGGTTCAGTCAGTATCACACTCATTTGATTCTGGGCTTTCAACATCTATCAAGATGAATAGATTAGATTAGAAGGATGGCTGTGGTATAATTGAAATCTAGGAGATTATAATGTCATACATTAAAATATCAGATCCAAACGTAATAGACGTTGCTGCATGGCAGCAAGTTATTAATGTTGTTAATCAGCATAGCGATAGCATCACCGCAATTACCAATAATTTTGGAATTCAGGGTACAGGCGAGACAAACTGGCAAGGTGAGTCTGACTTATCTCATGAGTATGACCCAGGATCACAAAAGATTGTTTTTGGTAAGAACAAGTTTAATCCAGAGTTACCAGGAATTACCTTTGATTCAGCTACAAACAATGTGCCACAGGTATACTATGGCGATGTTGTTTTTGCAGACGACGTATCGGGAGCATCATCATTTGACGCACCTCCAATAGTTACTGCAACACTACAGAATACACAATCTACTAAAGTAAAGTGGAATTCTCATATTGTAGTAACTGTTGTTGCTGTAACACAAGAGGGTTTTACATACAGAGTAACTAATCCAAATAGCACTAACAGTGATGGAATCGCAATAACTGGAACTTTTTTTGTAAACTGGATGGCAATAGGGCCAAAGTAATTAAGAGGCCAACGTGAAGTCAAAATATACAAGTGGTAAGTCCGTTGGTAAAAATCAAACGGTACCAATTGGTGTTGATGATCCACGACTAAAGCCAGGTAAAATAGGACAGACAAAAGCACGACAAGGTGCTGAAATTGATATTGTTGGTCTTGATGGAAAAGCATTAATAGGTGGCGGTAGAAATCTAAACAACCCTGCTGGAAGAACTCCACCTGCGCCACTGCCTCCAGATTTTGGTAGCATAACTATTCCACGTGGAGGAAATAAACCTCCCAAGACATATCCTGGTGGTTCTGGACCAGTAATTGTTGTTCCAACTGACCCAACAAATGTTTCTGTAGCTTGGGTTGGAAATGATTTAGTTATAAGCTTTGACTGGGATTATGCTAATGATGTTAATGATTCTGTGTCACAGTTTATTGTACAACTAACTTCAGGTGGAGTAACAAAAAGATCGCAGTCTAATATCTTTATACCAAACACAACACAAACTAGACAAACTATAACAGTAACAAAGTCTATAATTACATCAATGTTTAATGTGTTTAGAACAAGTTTTTCTGCAGTCTGCGTACTAACCGCAGATCCACTTAATAACATAAGTAATACAATTTGTGCTTCCACAGTTCCAGAATATGTTTTAAGTTTGCCAATACCAGTTATTGATGTTAAACCAATTCAAGGTGGCTATAGTGTTTCATACACAACTCCAGCTGAAGATGTTTATGATGCTATTGATGTAGTTGAATATGAGTCTACAGATTTAACAGAGCCAACAGGTGTTACATATATCAGAACTTATTTTGGATCATTAAACCCAGCAAACATAATCCCTGATGGAACAAATCAAAGGTGGGTAAAGGCAAGATTTTCTTCAGATGCTGGAATATACACAGCTTTTTCTGCTGCTCAAAAAGTAACACCAACAAGTTCTGTAGGTGCAGACAATGAGGGGCCACCAGATGTTACATCACTTGAGACATCAGGTGGAATAGATTCTACAGGAGTAGTTGGATTTAATGGATATATTGACCTTTCATGGAGCCCAATAACAGCTGGAGATATACGTGGATACAGAATAAGGTATAGACCAGTTACAGATCCAGTTTCAAAATATTCAACTGCAGACTCAATTGGAGACGCAACATCTTATAGGTTAACTGGACTAAGCCTTGGGGCAGAATATGAGATTGCGGTTGCAACATATGATCAGTACAATAATCTTTCTTCAAATTACTTTGCTGGAAATAATGTTCAAATAGGTGGAACTCCATACATTGCAAGTGAAAAAGTAAATGTTTCTGGATATTTTCAAGCAAAAGCAAATGCATCTGATTTAGACAGCACAGCTTTTAGATTTGGATATGGAATTCAAGACTCTGGTCCATCACAACGTGGATTAAGGTTTAATCCGTATAACTACTGGCGCATTGATTCAGATCAATCAGCTTCAATAAGGGTTGGTGGAGAAAATTCAAACTATATTGACTGGAGCGGTTCTGATTTTGTAATTGATGGAAATATTTCTGCAAGAAAAGGAACATTTAGTGGAAACGTTACAATTGCTGGAGGAGGATCTCTTCAATCATTTATTACGCCACCAACAGTATTTTCTATAGATCAAGTTACCTATACAGCAACAGCAGCAACCTATAGAACAACTGCTAACCATGAATATGTAGTTGGAGATGATATCCTTATTTCTGGACTTTTGCCAGCAGGGTACAACGGCAAGTTTAAAATAACAGCAAGGACATCAAACACGTTTACTGTTGCTAATACAACTAATGCTTTAGTTACTGATTCAGTTGGATCAGTTATATTGATTACAGGAACTGGTTTTATATTAAACAAAGATGGCCTAACCTTTAACTCATCAACAACAAGAGATATAACAACAATAAGATCAGAAGATGGTTTATTTACTACAAGAAGCGCTGTTATTGGTGGCTGGAATGTAAATGCTTCATCTATATCAAGGTCTGGTGCTGCAAATATATCATTAAACTCATCCGATGGAAATATATCAGTAAGTTCACAAAATATTGCGGGGTACACAGCTGGAATAAATGGACCATACATATCTACTGGCAGTACACCATCAGATAACATTAACGGTACGCCTGTTGGAACAGAAAATGTGTTTTGGGCTGGTTCAGATAGTTCTGGTGCTATAGGAACAACTCATGCTTTCAGAGTAACGCTAGCTGGAAACCTATATGCATCAAATGCTAAGATTACTGGAACAGTATCAAGCGTAGGTGCACTTGGAAAAATGACCATGGACGGTGAACATGGTTATATGTCATTGCAAACAGCAGGTACAACACCTGGTACTTTTGGTCCAGCAGCATACTTAGTTCCAAGAAACAACAACATATATTTAACTAGTCCAAGTGCAACACCGCCATGGACAAGTGGAAACGATATATCAAGTAGTGGTCCAGTTAATGGTCCATACATTTCTGCTGGATCTAGCTATAAAGACTATTGGGGAAATCCTACAGTTGGAGCTGGATTATTTACTGGGACTTGGGATTACTTTACTAATGGAGCAAGTACGCCATTTATAACAGCAACAACTACAGGACTCCAGCTATCAGCAGGACCAGATATAGGATTACTTTTAGATGCTGCAACAGCATCAACTGGAGATAAACTTACCCCCGCAATTCCAACAGGACAAAATGCAATGTTGTTTTATACTGCAAAAAGAACTACTCTTGGTTCAAAAGGACAGCCTATTTATTCTCCAGATACAGAGTATGGAGCATGGGCATCTTTTACTAATAGAGTAATTAAATTAACTGCAGATGAGTTTTTGTTTATAAATGTTGAAGGTTCAGATACTCCAGCAAGTAGAAGAATTATTATGAAGGCAACAGATGATATTGCTTATCAAATGAATTCAGAAGGAATAAAAATTCAAATAGATTCAGATACTCATCAAACATTTAGAAATGACAATATTACAATTCAAGCAGTTGCAGATATTTGGCAACGATTTAATGCAAGTGGAATTAGAACACAAATATCTTCTAACGTATACCAACAATTTGACTCATCAGGAATTAGGCTTCAATCTTCATCAAGTAATTATATTAATCTTACATCTAGCTCTATAATATTAAGGGCAAGTGAAGGAATCGTATACGCATCTGGAGTAGCTAATGCTGGAACAAGACCTACATCAACTCAAGAAGCAATAGCATATGATGCTCCATCACAAATTAAGATGGATCCAACATATGGTGTTGTTATATCTGGAATACAGGTTCATAGGGATGTAGATATGACAGATGCTGGAAGTGGTAACAATTACAGAGGAATTCCTCCACTTGGAAGATATCCAAGATCAAGAATGCTTGTGATAGATCCAGGTTCAGGTGAAGCTAGACTTGGTATGGGAATTTATTATAGAGGGTCTGGAATAACTAGCACGCCAACCGCAGATACTGGATACGCTGGAGATTTACTGGTAGACTTTTAACATGGGGTTGTGGACTAAAAAAGATGCTAGCACATGGGTGCCTGGTACAAAGATATGGGTTAAGAAAAGTCCAACAGAATGGGTTCCAGTTACAAGAGCATGGATTAAAAAAACTGCAACACTATGGTCAGTTTTTTGGCCAAAGTTAGGACCATTTACAACGACTGCTCCATATTTTTCTTCAGATCAAGCAGGAAATAACTATGTAATTGAACCTATTATATTTGGTTCAACAAAATATGCTCAAAGAGGAGTTTGGGACGGTAATGGAGAAACTATATCATCTTATAGATATAAACTTGAAGGTTCAACATCTGCTCTAATTGATACTGGTCCACTAACAACTTTAATATCTGAAACATCAATGCCTGCATCATATGTAGAAATTGTATTTAATACATCTTCGTGGGATGGTAAATGGCTTTTGCTTACAGTAAAAGCGACAACATCTACTGGAACCATTGGTACAGACAATTCAGACAATATAGAAACTGGTCTTGGATATAGAATTCCATTAATTAGAAATAATCCATTAAAAGCATCAGGAGTAAATCCAAGAATTATTGGCATTGTTACATCTTTGCCAGCTACATTACAATACTCTTCATCTTGGAACGGTACTGCAGAATATCTGCCAGACTCAACAAGAAGCTCAGTAAAATGGTATACAGCAACATCTAACACATACACAGCAGATAACATAGCAACCTACGGAACAGAGGTAACATCAGGAATAACAACTAGTGCTCCATCTGTTACTTCTAGTGTTTATAATGTTACATCATCCTTAGTTACACCATCAACTATTCCAGCAGGAACATATTATTATGCAGTTGATACACAAAAAAATAGTGGAACAGATTATAACTTTGGAACAACTATTGGGGTACAACAATTTGCAGTTTTTGGTCCAATTCAAACACCTCCAAACCCTCCAACAAATCTTCAAAGAACTCTTGGTAATGGAACATCAAAAACTTTTAGTTGGACAGCTCCAGTAGGAGGAGGAACACTTACACGGTATGAATACAGATACACATCACCTTTTGGTGATTCAGGATGGATTAGTAATAATTTATCTACAAGTGTTTCAATAACAACTGTATATGGATCAAACAATGTATTTTCTGTAAGGTCGGTTGGACCAACCGCTGAAAGTTCTGCTGTATCAACTCCATCATTTACTGTTCCTAGAATTACAACAGCACCATTTGCTTTAACTTTTAACTCTACTGCTGCAGAAATAGATTGGGCATCTAATGATCAAGCAAGTTGGTCTTTAGCATTATCTCCATCAGGAGCAACATCACCTTACACTGGAACTACAGAAACAATAACCACAACACCATCAACTGATTTGCAGGGAAGTACAACATATACTCCTACATTAACTATTGCTTCGTCCACTGGAGATACACATACAGTTACTGGAACTGCATTTACAACCCTTGCTCCAGTGCCAGGTCCACCTACCAACCTTCAAAGAACACTTGGAAATGGACCAAATAAAACATTTACATGGGGTGCACCATCATCTGGAACAACACCTACATCATACGAGTATAACTTAAGTGGTGCTGGCTGGGTTAGCACAGGTCTAACAAGGTCTGTATCCTTTACAAACATTGCTGGTCAGAATTTAACATTTTTGGTAAGAGCAAGATCGGCAGCAGGTCCTGGAACATCAGTAAGCACAGGACAGTTTACAGTTCCAACACTATCATTTCCAGCACCAAGTCCAGTAACCTCAGTATCAGCTTTATTTAACTGGACATCAACAAATCAGTCAAGCTACTCTTTGTCTATTCCAGGTGCTACTGGAACACCATTTACTGGAAATGATTCTGGAACATTTTATGCAGTAAACAATGCTTTTGTTGGAAGCACAACATATACAGCAACACTTACAGTTACATCTTCAAGTGGAGATACGGCTTCAGCATCTCAAACATTTACAACTGCAACACCTGTCCCTGGAGCTCCAACAAACCTTCAAAGGAGTACAGGCAACGGTTTAGCTAAAACATTTACGTGGGGTGCACCATCAGGTGGAGCAACTCCAACTGGATATGAATATCAACTTAATAATCTTGGATGGATTAATAATGGCTTAACAACTTCTGTTTCACTAAATGTTATAAACGGATTAAACACTTTTCAGGTAAGAGCTTTTAATGCTTCAGGGTCAGGATCATCAGTAAGTACGGGACAATTTACACCGCCAGTTATTTCTACATTCCCAGCTGCAAGCCCAGTAACCTCTGTTAGTGCAGCCTTTAGTTGGACATCTAGTAATCAAAGCTCATTCTCTTTATCAATTCCAGGGGCAACAGGAAGCCCATTTACTGGAAGTGGTTCTGGTACATCTTATGCTGTAAATAATGCATTAACACCAAGCACCACATATACTCCAACTCTTACAATAATTGGACCTAATGGAGATACTGCAACAACTACTGGTGCATCATTTACTACATCAGCAGCAATACCAGGTGCACCACCTAATCTAGCAAAGTCTGCTGGAAATGGTGGATCAAAAACATTTACATGGTCAGCACCAGCTGGAACAGTAACCTCTTATGAGGTTCAAATTAATAACTTTGGATATACAGATATTGGTAATAATTTAAGTTACAGCGTAAATGGACTATCTGGTAGTAATACATTTTTTGTAAGAGCAAAGAATTCAACTGGTTCTGGAACAGCTTCATCAATATCCATGGTTATTCCAACAATATCTTCAGCACTTACAAATTCTACTCCTACTGCTACATCTACTACACTTTCTTGGGGATCTACAAACCAGTCAACTTACTCTATATCAATTCCAGGAGCACCCTCTACTCCATATACAGGAACAACAGCTACTTCAAGATCAATTACTAGTTTAAGTCCAAATACAGCATATTCACCATCTTTATCTGTCATATCAAGTGCTAGCGATACGGTGGCTTCTTCAACATCATTTGTTACATTATCAGGTCCAGTATCTATTACTATTACAAACATTAATTCTTCTGGATTTACAGCAAGCTGGTCATCAACAAATGCATCACAATACTATGTTGACATATATAGAAAAGTAACTTTAGCTAACGTTTCTGGATATCCTAAAACTACAACTCTTACAACTTCAGGAGCACTGACTGGTCTTGCACCTGGAATAACATATAGTGTATTGGTATATGGCATAAATCAGGTAGGGGTTTATACACCAGGTGTTGTCCAAGATGTTACAACTTCTGCTGCTTCTCCATTCTTTCCTCCATTTTTCCCTCCATTCTTCCCACCGTTCTTCCCAACATTTGGTCCGTTCTTCCCTCCATTCTTCCCACCATTCTTCCCTCCATTCTTCCCACCGTTCTTCCCTCCTTTCTTCCCATTCTTCCCAACCTTTGCCCCAGCATCACCTCCATCATCTCCAACAGGTGTATTTGCACAAATTTCTGGAGGAAGTACTGTTATTAGTTGGAACGCAGTATCTGGAGCAACTAGCTATGAAATCTGGTATCAGTCAAGTTCAAGCCCTGCACCATCATCAAGTGTAACTCCAGATTACCCAGCATCTGGTCAGCCTGCTATAACTAATACTCAGTTCTCCGCACCACGTACTGCAGCAAGCTGGTATTTTGTAAGAGCAAGAAATGCTGCTGGTGTAAGTGCATGGTCTGTACCATCCCAGGCATCATCAGGTGGCGGTCCAGTATAAAAAGACAAACAGTAAGATTACATATGATATACTTTATATGTACTACTAATAAGGAGCAATAATGGCATACACATTGACAAAAGAAGAAAAGATTGATATAATCAATCAACATCTTAAAAACTTGGAGTATTCTAAGTATAATTCTGAAATTTCTTTGGTTGAAGAGTCAGCTGCAATTGAACCGCAGCAAAATTTAATTGATGAGATACAGGGTCAAATAGATAGCATTAATGCAAAGACAGCTGCACTATTGTCAGAAATATCATCTTTAGGATAATACAATAAATGTCAGATCTTACTAATGAAGAAAAATCTATAATTGTTTTACAACATTTAAAAAACATTGCATACTCAGAATATAATGCTGTACTATCTTTAGCACAAGAACAAGTACTATCGGATCCTAATCAAAAAAACATACAAACACTGACTGATCAATTATCAGACATCCTTGCTCAAAAGCAAGTGCTTCAAGAAGAACTAGATTCTTTATCATAAAAACAAAAGGGGTGAAATAAATGGACAACAAGGCAGAACTTGTAGTTATGGCACTACAACAACGTATTGGTGAGCTTGTTTCAAATTATGAAACACAGATTGCAATACTAAGAGCAGATATTACTCAGCTTGCACAAGAAAAAGAAGAAAAAGAAAAGGCATCAGAAGAATATTCTAAAAGCCTTAAAGACAAAGTTTCTAAGTAAGGTCGTTGATGCTAAAATGTAACAGATGTAATGGTCGTATTTTTGTTGATAGACAGTATACAACTTCTGAGCACTTAGAAACAGCATGCATTACTTGTGGGAATAGAAAATTCTATCACCCACCTTCAGCAACAAAAGAGGGACGATGGATACTTCAAAAGGAAAAATCCAGAGCCAAGCATACAATAACGAACCTGTAATAAAAGGTAAAGTTAAAGTATGGTTTATTAATGGAGACCTTGTTAAGGTCTATCATAGTTCTCGTTCTACTGGCATGGTTACATTTTATAATATAACTAAAGATCGTTTAGAAACATGCTTACTTGCTGACTTTAAAAAAAATCGTGAGCGTGCATACAGTGTAGCAGAAACTGCTAAGCTTGTCAATAGACACAGAAAATATATTCCAAGTTTAATTAAACGAGGAGTCATTCCTCCTCCAATTGGTGCATCACTTAACGGAGAAAGATCATTTAAAGTAAGAGCTTATTATTCAGAATCGCATGTAAGAGAGATACGTGCTATACTTGCAAGTATACATATTGGACAACCAAGAAAAGACAAATTAATAACGAACAACATGACTCCTACAAGCCAAGAGTTGACACGGCGAATGGGAGACGGTATACTTACATATACGAGAACAGAAGATGGACGATTTATTCCAGTGTGGAATGAGTCTATATAATTTAGAAATGGGTGGGGTAATGGAAAATAGCAACTACGTAGTAACAAACGAACCAACAAAGGTAAATGTAACACTAGGATATACACTTAATCTAGGTAACTTTCAGTCACTTAGACTTGATCTTGGAGTTGTAGATAGTAAGCGTGATGGAGAAACTACAAACGAAGCTTTTGAGCGTGTGTATAAGTTTGTAGAAGATAAGCTAACTGAAAAGATTAACGAAGCAAAGTCTGAAATCAACGAGTAATGGCTGAACGCAAAGACCGCATGGCTTTGCTTAGTAGATACTCAAAATTGCACACAGCAAAGTATGAGCAAAAGCCATCTTTAAATTTAAATGTTGAACAGTGGGCAGCAGATGGACTCATTGAGTCATATGGAATGTCGCAGTGTTATGACTTATTAGACTATTACTTTTCTGTTGCACAAGAAGCAAGCTGGAATTATTTTGCATATAACGCAGAAAAGATTCTTAATGGTAAACTAGATGTAGAGCAGGATCTAAAAGAAAGACAAGAGCGCAGGGCTAAAGCAAAGGAGTGGCTAAGTGAATAATACGGAAGCTAAAGTAATTTCAGCGGTATTACAAGATAAGCAACTTCATGTACTGCTGCAAGCTAACGTAGAGACATTACTTAGAACACACAACGATGTATGGAACTTTATTCGCCTATATGCTGAAAACAATGGAACAGTACCACCATCATCCTTAGTTGTAGAAAAGTTTAGAGATTTTGAGATTCTTAAAGATGTTGGTGCAACAAAGCATCATCTAGAAGAGCTACAGTCTGAGTATTTAAATGATAGTCTAAAAGATATTTTACGATCTGCTGCAACAGAAGTTCAGGGTGGACAAGGTGTGCAAGCACTTGAAGATCTCATTACCAAGACATCAACACTAAAGAAAAATACATCTTCTATTCGTGATATTGATGCAACAGATATTGATTCTGCTATTGCATACTTTGAAAATGTTAAAGAACAACAGGCTCTTGGAGTTCGTGGCATTAAGACTGGACTTCCAGGATTTGATAACTACTTGCCTTCTGGAATTATGCCTGGCCAGCTAGGAGTCTTTTTAGCCTACCCTGGTATAGGAAAGTCATGGATGGCTCTGTACTTTGCTGTACAGGCCTGGAAACAGGGTAAAACGCCCCTTATTATTTCCCTTGAGATGAGCGAGACAGAAGTTCGTAATCGTGTATTTACAATCATGGGTGAAGGTCTTTGGTCGCATCGTAAATTATCAAATGGTGAAATTGAACTTGACATGATGAAGAAGTGGCATGCGGATAGAATTGATGGTCGTCCACCATTTCATATTATTTCAAATGACTCTGGTGGAGAGGTAACACCTTCTGTAATCCGTGGAAAGCTAGATCAATATAAGCCAGACTTTGTTGTAGTTGATTATCTTCAGTTGATGAGCCCAAATCAAAAGGCTGATAATGAAACGGTAAAGATGAAGAACCTTTCTCGTGAACTCAAGCTCATGGCTATCAGCGAAGAAGTTCCTATCATCGCTATTTCATCTGCTACACCTGATGATGTAAAGGACATGTCTACTGTTCCCACTCTTGCACAAACAGCTTGGTCAAGACAGATTGCTTATGATGCTGACTGGGTTATGGCTCTAGGTCGTGCTAGCAATAGCGATATTATTGAGTGTGCCTTTAGAAAGAACCGTAATGGTTTTATGGGAGACTTTTTAGTCCAGTGTGACTTTGACAAGGGCTACTATCGTTACAAGGATTTTGAAGATGGTAAGTAAAGAGATTTATACAGAAGAACAGATTCGTCGTGTTCTCAACGGTGCAGGATTAGATATTGAAGCTGAATTTGGCAATGACTTCATTATCTATTGCCCATATCATAACAATACCAGAACACCTGCTGGAGAAGTAGCAAAGGATAGTGGTTTGTTCTTTTGTTTTGGATGTCAAGTAACAAAAAATCTTGTTGAGCTTATTATGTTCACCTCTAATAGATCGTATTTTGAAACGGTACGGTACATCAAAGGTAAAGAGCAACAGTCTGATATACAGACCATAGTAGATAAAGCACTATACGCACCACCTGATTTTGTACAGTATGATGAACTACTTATAAAAAGATTAAATAAACAGGCACTTGATGCACCACGAGCAATGAATTATTTTAATGGTCGTAGAGTAACAAAAGAATCTGTTGTTAAGTTTGACTTAGGATACTCTGAAAAGCAAGGCTCTGTAACAATACCTGTACACTCACCTGACGGAATGTGTCTTGGTTTTGTTGCTAGAACTATTGAAGGAAAAGAATTTAAAAATACTCCAGGACTTCCAAAAAGTAAGGTAATGTTTAACTTGCATAGAGTTAAAAGCTCTAGTATAGTTTATGTAGTGGAATCATCATTTGATGCTATCCGCTTAGACCAAGTAGGTTTTCCAGCAGTTGCAACGCTGGGTGCTAATGTGTCTGTATCTCAAATCAGACTATTAGAAAAGTACTTCAACAATGTTGTACTTATTGCAGACAACGATGAGGCTGGTAGCATTATGAAAGATAAGTTAGTTGAAAAACTAGGTCATCTTGTAACTGTTATCAATCTAGACAAGAAATACAAAGACATAGGAGACATGGATGATGATGAGATTAGAAAACTGGAGTTCCAGTTTGACAACTCTATCATGTCTATGCTAAAATAGAAAAACAATAAACAAGGAGAAATAAAAATGGCAATTGTAAAAGGACTAAAAAACATTAACGCATTAGTAGACAAGCCAAAGTTTGAAGGCACAGGTGCAAAGGTTCGTTGGTTTAAGATCGCTGACGGTCAAGCAGTAAAGATTCGCTTTATTGAAGAGCTTGATGAAGATTCAGCAAACTATAACGTAGATCGTGGATTGGCTCTAGTTGTATCAGAGCACACAAACCCAAAGGACTACAAGCGCAAGGCTGTAGATACAATGGAATCAGAAGGACGTGACTGGGCAGAAGAAATGCATCGCAAGGATCCAAAGGCTGGATGGCGTGCACGTCTTCGTTTCTATTGCAACGTTCTTGTAGATGATGGCATTGAGGCTCCATATGTTGCTATCTGGAACATGGGAGTAAGCAAGCAATCAGCATTTAATACTATTCGTGAGTATGCACTTGAAACAGGTAGCATCTCAAATCTTACTTGGAAGGTAAAGCGTAACGGTCAGGGTACTGAAACAAGCTATACACTTATTCCAAGTGGCCCAGATTCTGCACCATTTGATTGGGCAGGAATTGAACCTTATCCATTGGAGAAGGCTCTCAATAAGGTTCCGTATGCGGAACAAGAAGCCTTTTATCTAGGCTTTGATACTCCTTCATCTTCATCATCAGCAAACATTGACTGGTAATAGATGAACTACGTTGGCTTACATGTCCATACACACTACTCCTTAATGGATGGTGTTGCTACTCCAGAAGAATACGTGAACCGTGCAGTTGAGTTAGGGATGCAAGCAATTGCTATCACTGACCACGGTACTTTATCTGGGCATAGGGAACTGCACCGTATTGCAAAAGCAAATGGAATTAAGCCAATACTTGGTGTAGAAGGCTATATGACGACAAGTATGGCAGATAAGAGAGCAAAGGCAGACCGCCTTGACCCTCTTGACCAAAACTATCATCATATAGTCCTTCTCGCTAAGAACCAACAAGGTTTGGAAAACCTTAACAAGATTAATGAAATTGCATGGACAGATGGTTTCTTTAGTAAGCCAAGATTTGATTTTGAAACATTGGCAAAGTATAAAGAAGGCATTATCGTAACCTCTGCATGTCTTAGTGGTTGGATAGCAAAAGCTGTTGAGTTGGGTGAGCTTGCAACAGCAAAGAAACACATACAGTGGTTTAAAAAAGAATTTGGTGATGATTACTACATTGAGGTAATGCCACACAACCCACCAGAAGTTAATAAAGGAATTATTGAACTTGCTGATGCAGCAAAGGTAAAGATTGTTGTAACACCAGACTGTCATCACTCTGACACAAGTCAAAAAGAAGTTCAAGAGCTAATGCTTCTTCTTAATACTCATGCTAAATTGCAGAAGGATGTAACTTACGATAAGTCAAAGAAGCATGATTCATTCATGGATCGTCTTGACTACCTTTATGGTGCTGATCGCATGATGAGTTTTAATAAATTTGATATCCATCTTCTTTCATATGATGAGATGAAGGATGCAATGCTTAAGCAGGGCATTGATCGTGAAGATATGTTTGTGTCAACCAATGAGATTGCTGATAAGGTTGAAGGATACGATATTAAAGAACATTTAGATCTTCTTCCAGTGCAGTATAAGAAGCCTATGGACGAGCTTAAGAAGCTTGCACTTGAAGGTCTTAAGGAAAGAAAGTTGGACAAGAACGAAGAATACCTTACACGTCTTGATGAAGAGTTAGAAATTATTGGTGAGAAAAACTTTGGTCCATACTTTCTAGTTGTTCGTAACATGCTTAACTGGGCAAAGAGTGAAGGGATTATGGTTGGTCCTGGTCGTGGATCTGCAGCAGGCTCACTACTATGCTATGCTCTTGGTATCACAGACATTGACCCAATAAAGCATGGACTTCTTTTCTTCCGTTTTATTAATCCAGACCGTAACGACTTTCCTGACATTGATTCAGATATTCAAGATACTCGTCGTGACGAAGTAAAAGATTACCTGGTTAGACAATACAGACACGTTGCATCTATTGCTACATTCTTACAGTTTAAAGACAAAGGTGTTGTAAGAGACGTTGCAAGATGCTTAAACATTCCTTTGCCAGATGTTAATAAGGTACTTAAGGTTGTTGATACATGGGATGACTTCTGCACATCAAAGAATACCTACTGGTTTAGAGAAAAGTATCCAGAAGTGGAGCGTTACGGAGACCAGCTTCGTGGCAGAATTCGTGGTACTGGAATTCACGCAGCAGGAGTTGTAACAAGTAAAGATCCAATATTTAGGTACGCACCATTAGAAACAAGATCAGTAACTGGGCAAGATGAAAGAATCCCAGTAGTGGCAGTTGATATGGGTGAAGCAGAAAACATTGGTTTGATTAAGATTGATGCTCTTGGTCTAAAGACCTTAAGCGTACTTAAAGACTGTATTGATATTATCAAAGAGCGTGAAGGAACAAAGATTGATTTATTAAAGATTGATATGGATGATGCAAACGTTTATAACATGCTCTCTGACGGATACACTAAGGGCGTGTTTCAGTGTGAAGCAGCACCATACACAAACCTTCTAGTTAAGATGCGTGTAAAGAACCTTGCTGAACTTGCAGCATCAAATGCTTTAGTTCGTCCTGGTGCTATGAATACTATTGGTAAGTCTTATATTGCTCGTAAACATGGTCGTGAGAACATTGATTATAAGCACCAAGTTATGAAATCATTTACGGAGGAAACTTATGGCTGTATTCTTTACCAGGAACAAGTTATGCAAGCATGCGTACAGCTTGGCGGTATGTCCATGTCGGAAGCAGATAAAGTTAGAAAGATCATTGGAAAGAAAAAAGATGCTAAAGAGTTTGATGTTTTTAAAGATCAATTTGTTAAGGGTGCTTCGCAATACCTTTCGCCAAATGATGCGTTAGATCTATGGCATGACTTTGAGGCTCACGCAGGGTACTCATTTAATAAGTCTCACGCAGTAGCATACTCAACACTATCTTACTGGACAGCATGGTTAAAGTATCATTATCCTCTTGAGTTTATGTTTGCGTTGCTTAAGAACGAAAAAGACAAGGACGGAAGAACTGAATACCTAATTGAGGCAAAGCGTATGGGTATCCCTATTAAGCTTCCTCACCTTAACGATTCAGATATTGATTTTAAAATTGAGGGCAAGGGTATTAGGTTTGGATTGACTGGCATCAAGTATATATCTGACAAGATAGCTGAAAGATATATTGCAGGTCGTCCATTTGCATCATATAAGGATGTTGAAGAGTTTACATTTACAAAAGGTAACGGAGTAAATAGCCGTGCACTACAGGCAATGAGATGTGTAGGAGCACTTACATTTCCAGATAATCCAGCTAATCCGCAGGAAGTAAAAGAGAATCTTTACGAGTACCTTAACCTTCCTGAGTTCAACACATCTATTCCACAACATTATTATGCTTACATTAATGATGTTGAAGAGTACGAAGAGACTGGATCATTTGTAATATTAGGTATGGTAAAATCAATTAAACGAGGAACAGGATGGTCAAGAGTTGAAGTTTTGGACAAGACTGGCAGTGTTGGTATATTTGATGAAGAGTCTACGTCTATTGAGACTGGTCGCACTTATCTTATTCTTGCAAGTGACAATAGGATTGTATCTGCAGTACCTGCTGACGAGATAAAAGGATCTAAGAGTTCCTTGGTAAAGTTTTTAAACTATAAGATGTTGCCATATAAAGAGGGTGAGCACTTTGTAGTTTCATTTAAACCAAGAGTAACAAAGGCTGGAAAGAAGATGGCATCTTTAGTAGTTGCTGATGCAGGAAGAGAGATGCACTCAATAGTTGTATTCCCAATGCAGTTTGCAAAAGCTTACATGAAGATTGAAGAAGGAAGCGTATATAAGTTTGATTTTGGAAAAACAAAGGATGGAACAATTACAATGAATGAGGTAGAAAGTGTTTGATAATCTAGCAGAACAAATTCACGCAAATGCAGTAGCAAAAGGATTTTGGGATCGCCCAGCAGATGAGATCTTTGTAACAAAACAAATGATGATGATAGTCTCTGAGGTTGTTGAGGCAATGGAAGCATTGAGAAAAGAAATGGACCCAGACCAAATGTCAGATGAGTTTGCAGATATTATCATTCGCACCTTAGACTTGTATGCAGGTATGGTAAAGGCAGGGTATATGACAAAATCTTTAGACTCTGCAATCAAACAAAAGATGGACAAGAACTCTGATAGACCAAAGAAGCATGGGGTAAGATTCTGATGATGACAGTAGAAGAAGTATTGGCTCAGCTTAGTCCAAAGCTAAGAAAGACAGTCATGGCTGGAGATACAATTCCAGCAACACAGTATGCACAAACCCCTAGCTTTGGTTTAAACCGTGCACTTAATGGTGGACTTCCATATGGTCGTCAGGTATTGGTATGGGGCTCAAAGTCTTCTGCAAAGTCTTCTTTGTGCCTTCAGATGATAGGTCTAGCACAGAAAGAAGGAAAGATCTGTGCATGGATTGATGCTGAGATGTCATACGACAAGAAGTGGGCAGAAAGTCTTGGTGTTGACTCATCAAAGCTTATTGTTTCGCAGTGTCGCACAATTAACGAGATGGTTGATGTTGGAACCAACTTAATGAATGCTGGAGTTGATATAATAGTTATTGACTCTATTACTTCTTTATTACCCGCAATTTATTTTGAAAAGGACTCAGATGAACTTAAGCAACTTGAAAATACGAAACAGATTGGCGCAGAGTCTAGAGACTTTAGCAACGCTTGGAAAATGCTTAACTACGCTAATAATAAAGTTAAGCCAACTATGCTGGTACTTATTAGCCAGTCTCGTAATAATATTAGTGCTATGTATACTAGCCAGCAGCCTACTGGTGGTCAGGCTACTAAATTTTATTCTTCAACAGTCATTAAGCTTTTTTCATCAGAATCAGACAATCAAGCGATTAAAGGTAAGATTCATGTTGGAGATAAGCTCATTGAAGAAAAGATTGGTCGCAAGATTCGTTGGGAACTACAATTTTCTAAGACTTCTCCTGGCTTTCAGTCTGGCGAGTATGACTTTTATTTCAGGGGAGATAATGTTGGTATTGATAGCATTGGCGATCTTGTTGATACGGCTGAAATGATGGGAATTGTTGAGCGCACTGGTGCATGGTATGTGTTGCCAGATGGAACTAAAGTGCAGGGTAGAGAAGGTTTTGTCAATAGGGTTCGTGAAGACCTAGATCTACAAGATTCTATTAAGAATAAGATTTTAGATGTCTGAAAAGTTTAAAGTATTTTCAGGAAAGTTTCCTTGTAAGACATGTGCAGAAGAAGTTACATCTGTAAGATTATGGAAAGAAAGTGCAGACCTGACATGGATGTGTTCTAACAAACACCTGTCAAGGGTACCAATTATTATGACAAGGAAAGACTTTGAGCGAAAGAGCGGAAAGTAAAAGAATAGGTGCTAAGCAGCACAAGAACTCAGGTCGCAACACACATAAAGGTGATGCAACCTGGAAAAACTTTACTGTTGACTTTAAGGAATGTTCTAAGTCTTTTACGTTGAACAAAGATGTTTGGGCTAAGGCAGTTACTGATGCAATCAGAAATGGTAACGACCCAGCGATACTTGTTGTGCTTGGTGAGGGTAACTCAAAAATAAGATTAATGATTACAGAGTTTGAACTAATAGAACAAATAATAGGAGAAGAAAATGAGTGAACAAACAACAATAGAAATGGTAAATGGGCTATCTGAAATAGCTGATTATATGCAAGATGAAGAGTTAACACAGGCTCTTACATTTATTGCTAAGATCATTATTAAGCCAGATATCCCTCTAAACGTAGCAACTGTAGAGATAGTAAGGCTTCAGGCAATAGCAGCAAAGATGGCTTTTAAGGCTACTTGGATGGCTAATGTAGACAAAAACGATAGGGCAAAAAAGAACATTTATTACACGGCAGCAGAATCAATCAACAACTTGGTATCAGCACTCAAATATATTATGCGCTAACCTGGTATACTTATATAAACAAAGGAATATAATGACAAAGAATTTACTAAAGCAAATAATGATTAAAGAGGTTGAGACACCAGCTCAGATTGATGCACAAGAGCTTGTAAAGGCTATTGAGGCTGGATATCTAGTTGGGCGTGAGCCTAAGCATACACAGAAGAAAACTTTTGGTCCATCTACTATTGCCTACGGGCATGGAGAGTGTCCAAGATATTGGTACCTTGCATTTGAGGGAGCGGTATTTGAAGACAACTCTGATCCATACGCAGTAGCAAATATGACTAATGGAACTCTTGCTCATGGAAGAATTGAGACAGCGTTTAAAAACTCTGGTATTTCAATTGATTCAGAGTTTAAGATTTTTAATGATGATCCTCCAATTTTTGGTTATGTAGATAACTTTATTAATTGGAAAGGTGAAGAGGTAGTTGTTGAAGTTAAGACTACTAACAATGAAGTGTTTGAGTATCGCAAGCGTACAGGTAAACCTAAGATGGGTCACGTTGTACAGATACTTATTTATATGAAGATTCTTAAGAAGGCAAAGGGTGTTCTTATTTATGAAAATAAAAATAACCACGAACTTCTTGTTATTCCAGTTGAGGTAAATGATCATTACCGAAAGTGGATTGATGAAGCTTTTGAATGGATGAGGGTTGTTCGTAAGTCTTGGGAAGTTAAAGAACTTCCAACAAAGAATTATAGATCAAACTCTAAGGTTTGTAAAAACTGTCCAATTAAAAAGGCATGTGATGAAGCTGGAGTAGGTGTTGTGAAAATAGCATCTCTGGAGGAACTGAGTGAAGCTTTGTAGCAGATGTGACAATAGGTTTGATCCAAAGGTCAGTTATCAGATTTACTGCAGCCTTGAATGTCGTGACCTTGCTACAAAAGATAAGATTAAAGAAAGATATCAAGTAACTCGTAGACAAAAGAGGAAGGGGAAGGATCGTAGATGTTTAGGCGGATGCGATACTTCTCTTTCTATCTACAATGATTCTGGATTTTGTGCAAACTGTAATGTAAGTAAAAAAGCAGTTGATAAAATGTTAAAAGAAATAAAGGGATTTATTGAGTATGAACAAGACTAAGTGGGGTGTTATAGTTATGCCTAAAAGAATTTGTGCAATTGATGCTAGCACTAATAGTCTTGCATTTTCAGTGTTTGACACAGTTACAAAAAGCATAGTAACAGTGGGCAAGATTAACTTTGAAGGTAAGGATACTTATGAAAAGGTTATGGATGCAGGCAAAAAAGTAAAAGCTTTTTTTGATATATACGGTGGCTTTGAAGCAATCATTATTGAGCACACAGTATTTATGAATAGCCCTAAGACTGCTGCAGACCTTGCCTTGGTTCAAGGAGCTATTCTTGGATCAGCAGGACAAACTGGAACACAGATAATAGGAAAGGTTTCTCCAATTACATGGCAAAACTTTATTGGTAACAAAAAGATATCAAAAGAAGAGCAACTTATGATTAGGTCTACGAACCCTGGAAAGTCTGTTTCTTGGTACAAGTCTTATGAAAGAAACCTTAGAAAAGAAAGAACAATAAGATTTATTAATACTATTTATGATAGAACTATTAGCGACAATGATGTTGCAGATGCTTGCGGTATTGGGCATTGGGCTCTGTCTAACTGGAGTAAGGCAATTGGGGTTGACAAATAACATCATGCCTGGTAAACTATATACATCAGAAGTATGGCTAAAAAAACGATTTCTTATTGATAAGAAGTCACCAGAAGAAATTGCAAAAGAGTGTGGGGCAAGCGTAGAAACTATCTATGTTTATCTTGCTAAATTTGGACTAAGAAAGAGTAGGCGATGAATAAATTACAAAGAGTTGTTATTGGTCTTGGTGTTGCAGGAGCTGTTGGAATAACTTATGTCATAACAGCACTAAAGGGCATGCCAGAAGCATTTGATTGGGAAGATGACGAAGAGGAAAGTCATGAGTGATAATTTAAATATTACGGTAGATCAGGTCAATCATCCACGTCACTATACAACAGACCCATCTGGTGTTGAGTGCATAGAGATTACTCGTCATCGTAACTTTAATATTGGAAATGCATTTAAGTATCTTTGGCGTGCAGGAATTAAAGATGAGTCAAAGACTATACAAGATCTTGAGAAAGCAATTTTTTATATCAAAGATGAAATTAATAGATTAGAAGGCAAGTATGTCAACTGAAGAAGATCTTGTTAAGCATCTTGATATCATGAATGATGTTGTTGGCGAATATCTAAAGGGTAGTGATCCAACCACCATATCTAAAGAGTTGTCAATCCCTAGAACACGAGTAGTTGCATATATTGATGAATGGAAAGAAAAAACATCTAATAATACAGCAATCCGTGCCCGTGCTAAGGATGCACTAGCTGGAGCAGATGCACACTACAGTAAGCTTATACTAAAGTCATATGAGGTTATTGATGAAGCATCAATGACAAACAACCTTAGTGCAAAGACTGCAGCAATTAAACTTGTAATGGATATTGAGTCTAAAAGAATTGATATGCTTCAAAAAGCTGGACTTCTTGAGAATAAAGAACTTGCAGAAGAGATGGTTGAGATTGAGCGTCGTCAAGAGGTGTTAGTTGGAATACTTAGAGACCTTGCTTCTTCTCATCCAGAGGTTAGAGATATTATTATGCAAAGACTGTCTACTATTGCTAAAGAAGGACAGGTGTTGACAATAGTATCAGAGGTTGTTAATGAATGACAAAGATTTGTTTCTAGTTGAAACTATAGATGACATTGATTTAGAGGATATAGTTAAGTCTTATCCAAACTATGTTTGGCTAGAGTCACAAGCTGCTCACTCAAGATATAAGCATTTACCAAATGTAAAAAATACAGACATAAGAAATTGTTCTGCCACTAAAATTTCTAAAGATATTCAAAAAATTTTATTTGAAAAAATTGAACCAATTGTTTATGAATATGCTAAAAAAAACAAAATATCTTTTTTTTCTAGTGAGTATCAGCTGGTTAAATACACAGAAGGACAGTTTTTTATTGAGCATACAGACAGCACAGAAGAGTTTCCAAGAAAAATTTCAGCTTTGTTATATTTAAACGAAGATTATTTAGGTGGTGAAATAGTTTTTTCACAATTGAATATCTCTATCAAACCAACAAAAAACATGTTGGTTGTTTTTCCATCATCAAGCAACTTCTCTCATTCAGCAGAGCCAGTAATTTCTGGAACTAAGTATGTAATAGTAGGGTTTTGGTCATGATATTTGATGAATTTTTAGAAGTTCTTAAAGAAAATCATTTTATTGAGAAGCCAGTTGATGCAAAAACATTTGTTGAATCTCCAGATTATCTTGGTCAACCACCACTTTCTGATATCCAATATGACATTGTTGAAGCCATGAGCCAGATATATCGTAAAGAAGATGTCATAGATATTCGTGGTGAAGATGGTGAAGCATACTTTAAAAAATATACAAAGAATGAAATTATTCTCCAACTTGGCAAGGGATCTGGAAAAGACTTCGTATCAACAGTAGCATGTGCATATGTAGTATATAAAATGCTATGCTTAAAAGAGCCTGCTGTTTATTATGGTAAGCCTGCAGGAGATGCTATTGATATTATTAACGTTGCTATTAACGCTCAACAAGCAAAGAATGTTTTCTTTAAAGGCTTTAAGTCAAAGATTGAAAGATCACCATGGTTTGCAGGAAAGTATAATCCTAAAGCAGACTCTATTGAGTTTGATAAATCAATCACAGTTTATTCTGGTCACTCAGAGCGTGAATCACATGAGGGTTTGAACTTGTTTATGGCTGTACTTGACGAGATTTCTGGCTTTGCATCAGAGGTAGCGACAGGAAACGAGCAAGGAAAGACTGCTGACAACATCTATAAAGCTTTTCGTGGAACTGTAGATTCTCGTTTTCCTGATCTTGGTAAGGTAGTTTTACTTTCTTTTCCAAGATACCCAGGAGACTTTATTTCTCAGAGATATGATGCTGTAGTTGCTGAAAAAGAAATTATAGATAAAACACACAGATTTATTATTAACGAAGACTTACCAGAAGATAACCCAGACAACTTCTTTGAAATTTCATGGGAGGAAGATCATATTCTTTCTTATAAGATTCCAAAAGTCTTAGCATTAAAAAGACCAACATGGGATGTAAATCCTACTAGACAGATTGATGACTTTAAGATAGCATTCCTAACAGACTTAGGAGATGCAATGATGCGCTTTTTGTGTACACCAACCTACGCATCAGATGCTTTCTTTAAGCAAAAGGATAAACTTATTAACTGTATGACTTTAACAAATCCTGTGGATAGTTTTAGAAGGTTTGCAGAAAACTTTAAGCCAGACTCAGACAAACAATATTACATTCACGCTGACCTTGCACAGAAGCACGATAAGTGTGCAGTTGCTATTGCTCACGTAGATAAATGGGTAAATATCCAGGTAATTAAAGATTATGAACAGGTAGCGCCCATAGTTGTAGTAGATGCAGTAGCATGGTGGGAACCAAAGGCAGAAGGACCCGTTAATCTATCTGAAGTAAAACAATGGATTATTAATCTACGCAGACAAGGTTTTAATATTGGTATTGTTTCATTTGACCGTTGGCAGTCATATGATATTCAGCAAGAGCTAAAGCAGGTAGGAATAAGAACTGATACTGTTTCTGTTGCCAAAAAACACTACGAAGATTTAGCAATGATGGTCTATGAAGAGCGTATTGCTATGCCCATGATTCCCTTGCTTCTGGAAGAAATGTCAGAGCTTAAGATCATGAAGGGTAATCGTGTAGATCACCCTAGAAAGAAGTCTAAGGACTTGGCAGATGCTGTTTGTGGGGCAGTATTTGGTGCCATTTCTCATACCCCAAAGGAAATGAATATTGAGATAGAGATTCATACCTGGGGATCTGCGGATAAAGTTGCAAGACAGCAGAGAGCTATGGTAGAATTGGAAGACAGGCAAATGCCTGAAGATGTCAAGAGTTTTCTTGATAACCTAAAACTAATATAACAAGGAGAAAAATGAATTCATTTAAGAAGATCGCCCTTGCCGTGGCTGCAGCCATGACTTTGGGAACTGTCGCAGCAGCACCTGCGAATGCAACGGTAATGACTGTTGCAGTAACGCTAAACTCTGTAGCAAATACAACTAATGGTGTAATTGCTACACCTGCTTCATTGCCAGTCCCAGAGGACAACACAATTGATGCAGCAGATGCGTTGCGCTTTGTAGCAACAGTTGCAACAGGAACATCAGTTACTGCTTCAGCAACTAACGCAACAATCGTGTCTGCACTACACACATCAGCAGCACCAGTAGGAGCATCGTCAGGATCATCATCTTTGACAATTGCAACAGGTACTGGAAATACTGCAACATTTTTTGTCTACACAAAGACAACAGCAATTGGTACAGTTGTAATCAACAACGGTGGAACAACTCTTACATACTATGTACAGGGAACTGCTGGAAAGATCAACAACCTAACAGTATCTGCTCCATCAGCAGGAGCTGCTGGTACAAAGCATGATATTCTAGTTACAGCAACAGATGCATTTGGTAACAAGGTATCTGGTAAGTCAATTACAGCAGCAGTCTTTGCTGCATCAGCAACACTAGATACAGCAACAGTAACAACTGGTGCAACACTTTCAGATTTTGGAGTTGCAAAGTTTACTGCAACACTACCAGCAACTGGAACACGATCACTTATTACATTTGCTCCAACAACATCTTCTGATGCAACATCTGCAGACGTAGTTGGACTTCCTGCTCGTACACTTTCACCATTTGCAGAAATTGCAGTTCGTGATCTAGTTTCAGAGCTTGCTGCTGAGAAGGCTGCACTTGCTGCTGAAAAGGCTGCACATGCATCTACAAAGGCTCAGCTTGAAGCAGAAGTTAAGGCTAAGTCAGACCTAGCAGCAAGCCTAGCAAAGGCTAATGCTGAACTACTAAAGGCAGCAGCAGAAGCAACTGATGCAAAGAAGGCAGAAGCAAGCGCTCTAAAGGCACTTGCAGAAGCAGGCGTTGCTGCAGATAAGATTATCGCACAGTTCAAGTTGGAGTTGGAAGCAGCTAATGCTTCACTTGCAATAGTTACTGCAGAACTTGCAGAACTAAAGGCTTCACATGCCAAGGCACTTGCTGATCTAAAGGCTACATCAGATAAGGCAATTGCAGATGCAAAGGCTGCTTCAGATAAGGCAGTTGCAGATGCTGTAGCAACAGAGAAGGCAGCAGGTGCAAAGGCACTTGCTGATGCAAAGACTGCATCAGATGCTGCTCTTCTTGCTAAGGATGCACAGATTGCTAAGTTGACTGCAGATAATGCTGCAGCGATTAAGTCCATGAAGGCTGCATTTAACAAGTTGGCCACTCAGTGGAACAAGAAGAATCCAAAGGCTAAGGTTGCTTTAGTTAAGTAACAATAACTTAAAAGTTTGGGAGTCAGGAAACTGGCTCCCTTTCTTTTTGCCTATATGTCTAACTGAATAATTTGATATAATAGGTGTGAGGAGAGTACACCACTTGAAAAAGCTCTTGCGTATATTGACAGTTTCTACCCTTGCCTTTGCTTGGCTTCTTATAGCCCCTACAGAGGCCCACTCTGACGATCCACTAACAGTTGCTGCTCAGCAAATTGAGGAACTAAATAACAGCATAGACGACCTTGGATATAAGGATGAATTTATATCCTTAATCCAAGAAGCAGAAGACAAATATGATCTTGCCGTATCTGCAGAAGAAGCCAAGACACAAACCTCTGTCCTATATGATGACTCCCTTGACGCAGAAACCACGGCACTTGAAGAAAAAGATTTAGCCCAATCAGCAGTAGATGGACAAACAGCCACAGTAGCCACTGCCCTAACTAATAAGAATAATGCACTAGATGCACTTGAAGTAGCCAATATTAATCTACAAACAGCACAATCTAACATGCAGTCTGCTGGAGGAACAGGTTTGGCATACACTGTTTATACTCTTGTTAGACAAGGTAATGTTGCTACCCCAGGATCTGTTCTTTGTTCTGGTACTTGGAACTCAAGCCACATGCAGCTACCAGTTTGTGGTAACAGATACGAAAACTTTATAGTTAAGTTCGCTGGTCAAATAACAGTACCGTCTTGGTTCACATCAACATATTTTGCAGGATATACAGATGATGGGTTTAGAATGTATGTTGATGGGCAACTTGCCGTTGATAACTGGGTAGAGCAGGGGGCAAGATGGAGTAATTATTCTCCAGTATATGATGTTAGTGAAGACAAGACTTTAGATGTAGAAATATGGTGGTATAACGGCGGAGGCCCAGGTTCATATCATCTTGGATGGGCAATTCCTGGAGGATGGACTGGAGCAGGATGTGACTATGCTGGAAATCCAAGAGTCTGGGGAGAAAATTTTAGTTGTAATCTTGAAACATTTTCTTCTGGACCAGGTGCAACACAGGAGCAGATAAATGATTATAACCAAGCACTTGCCACAAAGAACTTAGCACAAGATGTATATAATGACAAACTAAATATTTATAATCAAGCAGTTTCAACATTAAATAATTATAATCAAACATTAATTAATAAAACAAACGAATATAACAACGCAGTTTTAAATGTTGCCACTGCATTGCAAAATAAAAATAATGCTGAAGATGCATACGAGCAGTCAATAAATAATGTTAATAGTGCGATTGATAACGCATGGCGTTACTATGAAGAACAATTACAAAGAGAGATTCAGTCTGCTATTGCTCAGGCAGCAGCTAACGCTGCAGCCAATCAGCCTACTCCAGAACCAACTCCAGAGCCTACCCCAGAACCCACCCCAGAAACAAGTCCTGAACCTACAGATGAACCTACAGATGATCCATCTCCAAAGCCTACAGAAGAGCCTACAGATGAGCCAACAGAGGAACCAAGCCCTGAGCCTACAGAAGAGCCTACAGAGGAACCAAAGCCTAGTCCTACGCCAAAGCCCACTCCTACACCAAAGCCATCTCCTGAGCCTACAGAGGAGCCTACAGAGGAACCAACTCCTGAACCTACAATAGAACCTACACCAGATCCAGAACCAACTACAGAACCAACTACAGAACCAACTACAGAGCCTACTGAGGAACCCACAGAAGAGCCTACTCCTGAACCTTCACCAGAACCAGGACCAGATCCTGACCCTGAAGAAAACCCATGGACTGAGCCAGATGTAGAAATTAAAGATGAAGTTTTAGCAGAACTTATTCCTGAAAAGGGTACAGGAACAGCAGAAGATTTATCTGGAGTTATTGCTAACCTTACAAGCAAGGACAACAAATTAGTTACACTTTCTGCTGAACAAGTCACAGCAGTAAGTCAAACCCTTAAAGCATTGACGCAAGAAGCAAAAGTAGAAGTTGCAGAAGACCTTGGTATTAAGCCGTCAGAAGTTGCAGAGATTGCTGAGCAGATGAAGTCTAACCCAGCACTTGCTGAAGCATTTGTTGAGTTTACTGACAGAGCAGAATCAGCAGGGGATACACCAATGCCATTT